TAGAAAGAAAAGAAAATGAATCTCTCATGTTGGTTTGATTTGTTTGTGAACATTTTAATTATATCATAATAGATTTAATAAGTCAACCCCCTAAAAAATTAATCCTAAAAAAATTGATACTTGACAAATCTAATTAATTATATTATAATAGGATTGAGGGTCAAACCTCAGAAACTTGAAAATTTTTAAACTAGCTAAACCAACGGAGGTACAATGCTAACTTTTGACAACTGGCTTGCAACAGAGCAAGCGGGATTTTTCATGCATAAGCATGATGTGAAAAATCAATTAACTGAATCTGAACTTCGTAAACTTTATTTCATCTTTAAGAAGAAAAAGTTTCAAACACCAAAAGGTGTAATGATTAAAGAATGTTGGGATTTACAAAATGAAGATGGTTCATTAGGAATCCCCGGCCTTAGAGAATTAGGACTTTAAACAATCGCCCCTTCGGGGGCGTTTACCTTATCGCTTTTTCTTTTCTGTCCATTTAGTGAAGAGGCTGTTCGGTTGATCTGCCTTTGCCAAGAAATTCCCATAAAGATTATTATTAATTATCTTTAATCCATCTTTCTTTGTAAAGGTAGCAACAAGAACCGCTTCGCCTGTTTTGTTCATATCATAAAGTTCAAAGTCATCAAAGACGCCCGCCCTGATCGCTTCAGGAACAACCCTTGATACATCCCTGTGAACATTGCGAACATACTTCGGCGGAACTAATCGTTTTGTTTTCAGGAACCTTTGATAATTTCTTTCAAGTGCTGTTGCAATTTCCGCTGTCGCATATTTGGCGCGAACTGTCATCCCGCGATCTGTCATCATTTTAATTTTGCCTGATAAACTTTTCAGGCTTCCATCGCCAGTTCCATCAAGCATCGTATGGTAACGGCGCTGTGCGCACTCTCGCATTAATCGTTTACTTATCCAACTTGATTCTTCGTGAACGTAGCCTGCGGCGGCTTCTGCTATTTTTCCGCCCTTTGCCTGCATTGCCTTAAATTCTGGCAAGCGTTTTTTTATTTCATCTGAGTCAATAACAACAGTTCCTTTTTTCAATGGCGATTTCTTCAACATAATTGATTTACCAGAAGCCGACCCGCCGCCTGTCATATAGAAAATCGGGTTCTTCTGCGCTTTTGGATTATTTTCCGCAATAATTTCTTCAACAATTTGATCGTGTAATCTTTGACGTTCAGGCGTCCACTTTGTAAGGTTTGATGGTTCTGCGTCCTTTGCAAGTGACCCGTTTGAATATCTTTGCCAAGTATAAGGGGCGCTTTTTCTTTCTCTTACAACATCAGGAACAACTTTAATTTTATCTGCATTTTTTCCATAAGCGGCCTGCAACTGCGCCAAAGTTTTTTCTGACCCATCAACCGAAGCAAATTTTCTGATCGCCTGATCGCCGCCATATTTTTTTGACAATTTATCAAAAAATCGAACTTTATTTGCGCCAAGTGCTTTTGCCTTAACTGCGGGCGATTGTCGAGATAGCCATGTTCCGTATGATTGCCCTGCGGGTACTAGGCCGCTTTCTGACGGCCTGAAACCCCTGCGTTTGGGCGCTTCGATCTTACGGCCAAAAACACGGCTTAAATTGTCATAATCTATTTCGGCAACTGTTCTTGATCTGCAATTGAAATGCTGTGGCGGTTCCGGCCCTTTTCCATATTCAAAAACTTGTTGATCTAATAAACGACAACGCGAACTGGTTCTGCTATCTAAGGTTGCAAGATAACGATATTTTTTTGTTGCATCTGGGTTTGCTTTATAAACTTGTTGCGCCGCAACATTGCTTACCTGATTCAAAGAAGTTCTAACAATAGTCATTATTTGATAGTTTGCGGCTCTTGTTGCATTTCCGCCTGCCATCGCTATCTGTCGAACATTACCTTTTGAATTGAACCTTAACTGCCCGATTAGTCTGGTTCTTATCTGTTGGGTTGTATCGCCTGCCAATAATCCGTCACGAATCTCGCGCCCTAACTTTTCCGCGCTTTTGTTTGTAATACCCCGAAAAGATTTCCTGATCGATTCGCCATTTGGTAATTCAATCAATTCGCCTTCTTTTGCTGTCAATGAAAACTTTACCCCTGCCCCGCCTGCAATTGTATTTAATGAATCGCTCAATATCTGGACATTTAATTGTGACGCGCTTGTATTAACAACAGCTTTTGCAAATGCGGGTGTAACCTCAACAGTTCTAATTGATGACCTGATGCCTGCGGGCAATGCCTTTTCCATCTGATCGGTTGCAAATTCTGTTTGTAATTTGGCAACAGCTTCCGATACAAGCTGCATATCTTTTGTCGATTTGACATCCCATTTTTTCAGGCTTGCTTTTGTCTGAACCAACAAAGAACGCAAACGTGCGGCGGTATATTTTGGCCTGTTGCCTACTGGAAGCCGTTCTATCGCTTCTAATTTATTAACAGCGTTTATTATTATTCGATTGTAAGATTGGACGATTTCACGCGAAATCTTATTTGAAAATCTATTTAAATCTAAGCTATTACGAAAATATTCTTCAGGTATTAAATCAGGGTAAGGAATAGATGCCCCAAGTTTGGAAACATCAGACGGAACCCGAATCGGCGTTTGTGTCATTAATCGTCATCGTCTAGGTCTTCTGTTGGTTCATCTGGTTCAGCTTCGGGTGTTGGTTCATCTGTTTCGATCATGTCGCCTTTTTGTGTTGATTCAATTTCTTCTTCAACGTCAAAATCATCACCGAGGATTTCGCCTTCTGCCAATTGCTTCAATAATGTTTCCTGAGATATAGCGCCAGAAGACCATAAACCTTGCATCGCCTGAATCTCTTGCGGTGCTAATCTCTGACCCAAGAAATCACGATTGACAAAAGCATTTCCAATTTCTGCAATATTTAAATAATTTGCATGAAATACCAAACAATTGTCAATCATATCTTGAAGCTGTTGCGCCACGATCATCAAAGTTGAATCGCCTTGACTTCTTTGTATCTCTTGCGATGCGGCTGTTTCTGCGACTAATTTTTGACCGAGGATTGCGGCAAGTGCCAAAGTATTTATTTGATCTTCAATATTTTTTATCCTGTCGCGTTGATACTGAAACGATTGTCCTTTGATCTCTACAAATTCCGCCCTTGCACCTTCTGGAAAGGCAATCGCTTCGCCCGGCCCCGCACTTACTTCCTCTGACGCCTGCGGAAAACCAAATAAACAAAGTAAAGGAACAGAAGATATTCTTAGTTGATTATCAAAGTCTGAACTTTTTTGATAATGCAATAAATTCAATTCTGCAATATCTTGCATCGGTGGGCGTGATTCCAAGAAAGCAACCTTGTTTGAATATGCAATCGCAAATGGTATGTAATCCAAAGATGTCGTTCCTTCATCCACTTTTACATATTTTCCCTGCCTGCCCTTTCTGTGAACCTCAAAGGCTCCCGGCGTTAGCAATCGCACCTGTTCAACTTCTTTTTGTCCATAATCGCCATCTTCTTCTGTTACCCGTTCCAAAAGTCTTAATTGTGTTAATTTTTGCTTTCCGTCAATAAGTTCTGTCCGCCAACCGAGAATTTCGCGCGGGCTATATGTAATCCAATAAGGCCGACCAGTTCCGCCTGTCGGTGCATCAACAAGAACCCCGACATGACCATAACGCAACATTATTTTTGCTGTCTCATATGTCCAACTTGTGAGATCGTTACCTTGAAGGTCAACATCGAACAAATCTTCAGTAACCCGTTCTGACACCTCATTTAATCGAACAGGTTTACGGGTAAGCATACCCGCAAGCAATCTTTCGATTCTGACGTACAAAGGGGCAAGAACTGAAGTTGCAAGTCTGTTGTCATAGCTCTCGTCTTGCTCCCGGGGCATCTGGGGGAGGTATTTTCGATGTCTTTTTCTTATCCCATATGTGCCGCTTATCAAATCTTCAATCAATATCCAATTCGGCTCCATATTTACATAAGCATTGCTAGGGTCTTGCACCTCAACAGCTTTGCTTGATCTTGTCCTGTCGTAGTGATTAAATGAAGAATACACGGCTTAATTCCTAGCTTAATTTAATAGTAATACACTTTTTAATATATTCTAATCCCTGTTTTGCGCCCTGCCCCCAAATGTAAGGGATTGAAGCAACGCCAACAAAGGTATCGGACGCAATCAGAAAAATGATCTAGTCCTGTTTTTTCTGGTTCGCCTGACTCTGTATAAGATTGAAGTTCCAAAGATTCGATGACATTTTTACAACGCGGATGTACAAAAAGACTAATTTCTTCTTTACCATTGCATAAAAGGCGCTGAACATTATTAACGCTGTCTTTAATGGATGGATTAGACGCCCCCGATTGATTGGATATTGAATATCCTTCAAGAATCTGGATGTCGGTTTTAGTAGCATTTGTCGATCTTGCTCCGCCTGAAGAATCTGGGTAGCCGTAAAGTCTGTTATGTGGAAATCTTGATCTGATTTCTTTTGCCAGTTGGTCGGTGTCATGTGCGCGTATCTCATCAAAAATATAAAGTTTGTTATCTCTAATAACGGCGCAAACGCAAGACATCTTGCCAATATTAAAATCTATACCCAAGCGAATAATTTCATCTGAATAATTTGGAATGTCTTTTGTTATATGTTTTTCTCTGTCGAAGCGGTCAAAAACAGCGCCAGTTGTTAAAGATATGAACTGCCCTTCAAGGTACGCCTTGAGAAGATTAGGGTCATAGTTCATTTTCATTCTATCAATAAAATCTGCGGGCAAATGTGGATTGTCTGTTGTTTTCATTCTTATTAACTTTCTGTCATTTTTTTCTTGTACTTCATCACTTGCGAAAGTTTGCCAGAACCATTTGTAGCCTTCAGGTGTGGACGCCGCCGCGAATTGACGAACATTCCCTGCGCGAAGACGTCCAAGAATTTTTGGAAAGGCGCGATCACAAATCGGTTTTGCAACTGTGTCGATTTCGTCTGCCAATATAAAAGCGGCGTTGATTCCGATTATTCTTTGCCAAGATTCAAAAGAACGACACATAATGCGCGTGTCTCCTTTCGGTAAATGCAAAACAAAATCAGGCAACGGCGAACTTCTGAATGTGTAAGGAATTTCGTAATTCAACAAAAATTCCTCAAATTCTGTTACAAAGAGATCACGAACTAAAGGTTGCGTAGGTTCTAATACAATGCCCGTGAAGCCTTGATTTAACAATGACAGGTGCAAACACTTCGCCAGTAAAGATCGCGTTTTACCTGACCCATAACCCGCGCATAAACCCAATATTTCTGTTTCTGTGTCATTTACAAACGATAGTTGCCCCGCGTGAAGATCAGATAACACACGTTCTAATA